TAGCTTTTAGTATTTGAAATCGATAGCCCCTCTAACTAGCGTAAATTTACCGACCTAACGGAGTCCGCCAGCGCGTTAGCGCACAACACGCATTAACCGCGCACCCACCGCGCATTAACCGCGCACCCCAACATGCAAAAAGTTCGCTCGTGTGTCGAACACGACAACACGCGGTTCAACACAAATTTCAGATTATTTCAATTTCAGATTTCAATTTCAGATTTCAAATTTTATTTTCAATTTTTAAGAGAGAATATTTTTATAATTTTCTATTTTCAAAATTGGTATTTAATTTTTAATTTTTAAGCCTCCTGTGCCTTTTTGGACGTAGACTCTTATTTACATTTCTCTCTTTATAATCGAATTATATCCTTTTTTAGATTTATTTTATAACAGTAATAAAACGTGTCGAAATAACAACGCGTTAATTGATTTCCATTTTTAATAAATTGTATTCTTTTTGCTGGTATTATTATTTGTATATCCGGAAACAATTCTTTAAAATATTGTGTGCAAATTGTCCCCGCTGGCATTATCAATATAAAAGGATTTCCCAACTCCTTTATTCGAGTAAGTATTTTTTTCAAATTATTGAAAGGAGGATTACTAACTATTACGGAATTCTCATAATTTGATTTAAAAAAATCTTCGTCATTATGCATAACATCATACCCCAACTCTTTCAAAAATTCGCCTGAGACTCCATCACAAAAAAAGGGCTCCCATATTGTTTTATCCTTTGGAATATATTCGCTTATTTGTTCCCATGCAATTTTTGGCGTGCAATAATCCGACGTATATTTATAATCGTTTGTTTGATTATATTTCAATGGCATATGTATATATATATTTCTCTCTTTATTTCATTTTGTGTTTTGTTTTAAAGAGAGAAATTTCAAATTAATCTGTATTCGTTTTTTGATTCAAAAAATGCATTATTTCAGCCTGTTTATCGTCCAAAAGGTTCTCAATTACTTTCTGACGAAATTTTAATTTCATGTATGCTTCATAGTGTTTTTTACATTGCTTATGCTGTGCTATATTAATCTTCATTGTTGAAATTTTGGGATGGCCTTTTATGTTAATATTGGCTAAAATCGGTTCATGGCATAATATACAATTTTCGGTATTTTGAAATTCCATTTTATTAAATACTAATATTAAATTTGTTTCGATTATACGAGCTATTTTGTAAATAGCCGTTGCCTATCAACGAGACTCTGCTCGGTTTGAGATGGAAACGGTAATAATTCAGTTTCTAGCACTGGGACGATGTTAAAAGAATATGCTACTCTGGGGTAAATAGTTGCAGTAGGAAGCAAAAAATTCGGAACTCCTGCGACGAATGTAGCGAGTGGACTCCTTAAATTAATAGTTATATCAAGAATGTCATTTGTAGGCCGTAAAAAAGTATTAAAAAATGTTGGGGGGAAAATTGCAACATCGCTATTTTGCGTTGTGTCGCCTCTTGCAAAAAATTTCACACTGCCGACATGTGTTGCATTTATATTTGTTCCTGTTATAGTGGAATATGAGGCGGAATTATCAAATGGTAAACCTGACATGTAAAACATTACAGAGGCGGGTGTTCCTCCTGGGACAGACGCCGTCCCAGTGCTTACCGGTATAACAATTGAATTAAGAATTAAATTAAATTTGTAATACTTCTCATAATTATCGCCTAATATCTGCCTCATGCTAATATTCGTAAATGTTACATCTGTGAAATTGGCGTTTGCTGTTCCGTATTGGTTTGTAGTGCTAGCCGTTAATAATGAAGTATATAAAACTAATGTGCTACTTTGAACCGTTTGCATTATATTTATAATGAGATAATAAATTATTATGTTTGCCGTAAATCTATTTAAATAGTCGTTGCCTATTTACGAGACTCTGTTCTGTCCTAGATGGTAAAGGCGCAAGCGCTGTGTTTAATACGGGGGTTATGCTAAAACTATATGCAAACCTTGGGTAGAGGGCCGGCAAAGGAGTAAATAAAAATGACGGAATGCCTGCGGTAAAGGTAGCAACTGAGCTTCTTAATCCAATTGCAATGTCAACCATATCGCTAGTAGGTCTTAAAAAAGTATTATAAAATGTTGGCGGATATATTGCCACAGCAGAATTAAGCCCTGTATTATTCGGAACATTTATTTTTGCAGTTGCAAAAAGAGCCGTGTTAGTAGTTGTTTTTGTTATAGTTGAATAACTTGAACCCGTATCAAATGGCAACCCTGACATGTAAAACATGACGGCTGACCCATTATCTGGAAGGATGGTTCCGCCTGTGGTAACTGGAATAGTGAGAGCGGTAAGAACTAAATTAAATTTATAAAACTTATCATAATTATCGCCTAATATTTGCCTTATATTAATATTTGAAAATATTACATCTGTAAAATTTACGTTCGCTGTGCCGTATTTGGTTGTAGCGCTAGCCGTTAATAATGAAGTATATAAAACTAATACGCTACTCTGAACCGTTTGCATATACTTATAATGAGATAATAAAATTAAATATTTTACTTAACGAGAGTAGGACCACTCGGGCCGTTATGCCCATCTAAACCATCGCCCGATAATATTTCTGTTATGTTAATACTGAAAATATCCATATTAATATAAAGAGAGAAAGAAATTTAATTGCTAAACTAAAACTTAACAAATGCCGTGTTGTCCTGGAAAATAACCACTTGGTCGTAGCATGCAAAACAATCGAAGCGCATCTGAGGGTTGCCATCAATAACAGTCTGGAAAGTGGGGACCCAAAATATGTCATCAGTATTTGAATTGTATCCCGAGAAAATGCCATCTTTCGACGCGGCGCAATAGTTCTCCAAATCAAGACCGACATAGAAAGCGCCGGAATTATTATTTGAAACGCTAACCGCAGTAGGAAATATACTAGTACTCACCGCCGCGGAATCAATAGAAACCCGAAATGTGGTACTGTCCCCCAAAGGTTGATTTCCTGCAGTGCTAGAGGTTGAGTTATACAAACTATAAGAAAATTTCTCAACGCTTGGGCTGTGTTGCAAATCAGAAATAGAACCGACCGCTTTCATGACTTCCTCGAACATTTCGGGCAACGTATCCGGAGGCTTAGAGGGCACAACCTGCGAACCGAGGCGAAACTGGTATTGTTGAATACCCTGCGAAACTGAGGATGTAGGGAAATAAGTAGGTGCTCCCGTGCCTTTGTCTCTGCATGCAATAAGGAGGGATTTAAGGGACGAGAATTTTGCGGGAATTGGCATGTTAATTTGCGTTTGAACGTCAGAGATAAGCTGTGCGTTATATTGGTAGTTTCTGTACTCGGGCATGACCAATTGCATAGGCTCGCCTCCAAGAGCACCATAAACCCCCCTCATGGCTTCATCTCCCAATTCAATAAATTGAGCGATATATTCAACATTGGTAAGTGCCATTGTGCTCTGAGCTGTTGCAATGGTTGCCTGATTTACGAAGTTCTGCATTTGTCCGACAAGCTGGATTTCAACACGGATAGGAGCAGAACTGCATGCAAAAAGAGGGAAATAATTCGCAGAGCACAGAGAGCCGACAATCGAAATAAGATTAATGCAGTAAGTATCCGAAACGGTTGCGCCTGCAGTAACAGACATAGGGGGAACACTACTGAGACCATTTGCAAAAGCTAGAGAACCAACAAGCTCGCCCGAGTTCGCTTGAATAGAAGAAACTCCAATAGTAGTTGCTCCAGTTGGGAGCACAGTATTTCCGGCAGGCAAAAACGATACCGTATCATTTCGGGTTCCACTTGTAGCGTTATATTTACCATATGCCGAGTCGGTTGAAACTTGCAAATCAAACATCATCTTGGCAAGCATGCCATAAGAGTCAATGTCCTCTAAAAGATTTGACCCAGAAAAGACGCGGATTCTCTGAATAACGTTATGAATTCCGCAGGAATCAAGACGAAAACTATTTCCGGCAGTTCCCGAAGTGATAGCGCAACGGAATTTTAAATAACTTTCAGTAGTAGCAAGAACCAAATTCGCACGAGTAGGAATGTTAATTATAATAGTATCCCCGAGGGCATACGGCCCAGTACCGTTCTGGGGTGCTATGTTAGTGCGGAAGCTTCTAGCAACCGAGCTCTCGACCTTTCCTCCGTATTTCAAATTCTTAGGCAACATTTATAATTATAGTAGAGATAATATTTTTAGTATTTTAATTAATTAAAATATTAAATTAACGCCTAGACCTCTTCTCTAATTTCGATTTTTTCGAAGCTCCGCCATAAGATTTTAGGCCGATGGGTTGCCAGACAATATCGCTAGAGTTGCTCGTGTTGCCATAAATCTCATTAATTCCCTCAGAGTCGCCTTTATTGAAATCAGAGGGCGATATTGTGCTTTGCATTGCTTTCAATGCTCCCATGACATATTTGGGCGTATGAGCGCTCTTCATACCAATAACCGCGACGGGTTTTTGAGCGAGTTTCATTCCAATTGTTCTCTGCATTTTAACTTAAAGAGAGAAAATAATAAATCCCCTAAACATACTGAACTATGTCGATTTGTAGAGTTATATTAAAATATTGACCATTTAAATTGAGAGGCACGCCGTCCTGTGTTAGCAATTGAATTTGTATATTGTTTATCTCGTTTATATAGAGATTTGTCCTAAAGTTATTTGAGTTTGTATATGTAATGAGCGAATTCGGTAATGTTATAACCGGTATACTTGCTAAATCATTCATGCTATTACGTTCGAATGTCGTAATGTTTCCGGTGTTGTAGTTGCTCCTAACTTGTATAGTGCGTACGCTCGCTAAATTAATCCCATAATAACTGTTTAAAATTCCGCTGAACGATATATTTTGAACATCCGACGGCGATAACCCTAAGAGCTCTCTTGCTGTCGTTTGTGAATTAAGTATTGTAAACTGTCCGCCCGTAGAAACGAATTTAAATTTATTAGTTATTGAATTGTATGTACATACAAAATTCGGGATGTTGAGCGTTATCCATGTTGCTAATTGGTTTGCGTTGTAGTTGCCGAATGGTAGATTATAAAATACCGGGTCGAATCCTGTATATTGAACGGCTATAGTTTGATTGTATTGATTGACTTGATAAAACGAGAAAGGAATTGTGCAATTGACTACGCTAATATTTATGTAGTAGTTTGAGGGACATGAGATGTAATCAAATGTAAAAAGTACATTGCTATTTTGCCCCTGAGTATCGAAAATTTCATCGCTATACTTACTATTGAGATAAAGCTGAAGTGAATCCGTTTCATTCATACTGCTATAAACAAAGATTATTAAATATTCTCTCTTTATACTGCTTCTAAATGTTTCTTTGTTTTATAATGTTTTATTTTATCGCTTATTCTAGAAATTACCCCACATTGACATGTAAATTTCTCTTTTTTTTTATCTGAAATTTGTTGTGCATATTCGACCCGGTATTGTTTTGCGTATTGAATTCTTTCATTTGAGTTTTCAATATAATATTCTTTTTGTTTTTGTAAATTTTCTTTTTTATTTTCTTCATAACGTTGTTTTCTTGCTTCTTCTATTGTTTCTCCTGTAAATGCTTTATTTATATTTAAATTACTTTTATAAAAATCAATCCAATATTGCTCTCGTTTTCTTGCTTGCTTACTATTTTCGCATGGGTATTCTTCAACTTCTAACATTTTGAATGCATCCCATCCACCATTTGCCCGAATTGTTTTATATACTTTTAAATTATAACTACATGTAGTTTCATTATTACAATTACTTTTATGGTTTGCTTTCCTTGCTACAAAATTTGTAGTTGACCCGATATAAACATAATCACAATTATCTGAGAAAATTCTGTAAATAATTGTGTTTGCGTAATTGACTTTTGACAATGGCATTATGTTATATTATATTACATTCTCTCTTTATATCGTTATTCTAAATATTCCCAAGGGCTTTTTTGTGTTCTGATTCGGTTAATGTCATGTGATGCTAAAGGGTTGATGTTATAATTTTTTGTATGTACTATTTTACCTGTCTGTGTCTCTGCTAAAGCTGAAACAATGTCAAACGGTGCTCTCAATACTGTCTCATTATCGCGTATTTTTTTACCTATACCTCCCAAGCCGACCCCCGGATTATATGCAATTACTTTATTATTTTTGCCCGCTGATGCTCGAGCAAGGGACCCCCCTAATGAATGCCCGATGAGCATAGATGGCGTTTTATATTTTGCATCGACTGCCTCCACGAGTTTTTTGCTTCGCTGAAATCTTGCATTACTTTCTTCGGTTCCTGTGGCTATAGCCATGTCGCTCTGAAGCCAGTCTCTCGTGAATTGCGGGATGCTTGAAGCGGTAGAACCTCGAAAGCTTATTAACGGCTTACCCTTCTTATTTATAAATACTTTTGCCTCTGGGCTCGACAAATTAACGTCTAATGTGTAGCCATACTTTTCGCCAATTTTGCGAGCTTGTGAGCTGTTATCATATGATGCTGAAAGCAAATCGGCGAGTTGCTGTTTTTTGTTTTTCCCCATTACCTTATAGCATTATTAAAATTATAAGTATTGCAACTTTCGGGACACCTATTTCTAATAAAATAGATTTTACAATTAACGCGTTGAGATGCGTCATAATATGCATATCGAGTTGCTTTTCAACCAGTCAAAGCACTTTCCTCGAGAACCAAGAAGTAAAACAGTTAAAAAAGTATTTAAACGTGGAGTTCTTTACAATGCGTTTATTCGATAAAAGAAATTCAATCTGAGATTCAACAAGCGGGATTTCATTACGGTCTAAACTATGAATTTTCCCTAAAATTGCTAAAAGTAATTCCTTTTTGTCAGACTGCCATTCTCTTTCTTTCTCTTCTGGAGTTCGTGCAGTTAATTCGGATTCAATGCATCGAGCGATAAACAATGTCAATTCTGTATCTAAACGCAGTGATTCAATATTCGGAATTGCGGAAATTTTCTCTTCTATTCGCCTGATAACTTCGAGACGGCATATTTTCGTTTTCAGTTTTCTTTTAAAATCCAAGCCTTCCATATTATACCAGGAGAGAAAATAATTATGCAATTGTAATATAAGCATTTAAAGTACTTAAAATTGTAAATTGCCATATTGTTGAAATACTTAAAGCCGTAAGCCCTGATGATATTGATGCGTTAAGTGGAACCCATACGGGGAGATTGCCCGGCACTGTAAACGAAACCGTTGACCCAGCATTTACTTTGCGAATAATAAAAGTCTGACCTGCGGTTGATGTCCCGGGGACGGGGAGAACGAACGACATCCCGACTTTGGGGTCAAATAATATCACCGGGGGAAGTGTTGTAAATGTAGTAGTTACGCCCGTAGAATACACGGTGCCGACTGGTTGCGCAATTTGCCCCTGTGGTGAAATTTTAACATTACCATTCAAAATTACCTCTTTAAAAGGGTTCGATATCGTGCCAATTCTTGCGGTAATATTGCTCGTAGTAGAGAAAGGGTACAAATCATAATTTAACTGGTTAAATATATCAAAACCTGCTGAAACACTATCGGATAATCCATTTTGATTCCAATTTACAAAATTGCCTATAGTAGTCCCCAAAATATTTAAATTAGTATTAAACGAGACTTGCGCCGTTTGGTCCGGGACTGATAGCGCATTTTTAAATGTTACGGTGTTATCATATCTATTCGTGCCGGTCCATATGTTATTAAGAGGAAGTAATGATGCAGAAGAAATTGCTAAGGTAGTGTATGCTACCGTGCTGAATTCCGTACTCGTTGATGGTGTTAATGTTGTTGTTGGTATGCTTGTATTAAATGCATTTGTTCCTGTCCACGTATTATTAAGAGGCAATAAAGAAGCCGAAGAAATTGCTGAGGTAGTATATCCTACCGTAGAGAATTGTGTGCTTGTTGATGGGGTTAATGTTGTTGTTGGTATGCTTGTATTGAATGCATTTGTTCCTGTCCATGTGTTATTAAGAGGCAATAAAGAAGCCGAAGAAATTGCTGAGGTGGTATATCCTACGGTTGCGAATTGTGTGCTTGTTGATGGTGTTAATGTTGTAGTTGGTATGCTTGTATTAAATGCATTTGTTCCGGTCCATGTGTTATTAAGAGGCAATAAAGAAGCCGAAGAAATTGCTGAGGTGGTATATCCTACCGTTGAGAATTGTGTGCTTGTTGATGGAGTGAGAGTAGTAGTTGGTATGTTAGAATTGAATTGTTTCTCTCCTAAAATTGATTGTGTTGAATCTGTTAAAAAATTATAACCTGTTGGCAAAATAGGGATATCGCTAAATGTTTTTACTCCTGAGAACGTCTGCGAATTTGTTGAGACTAGTTGAAAGCCTGTGGCAATTTGTGAATTACTTAAAGAATTATTTACTAGCGAAGAGGCGGGGATAGTATTCGAAGACAGCGAGGCGCCGGATGATATAATAGGAATTGAAAATGTATTAGTCCCCGTAAAAGTATTATTGAGCCCTAAAATTGAAGTTCCTCCTATGCTCTTTGCATATCCTACCGTACAAAATTCGGCGTTATTGAGTCCACTATTTGCTCCGAGAGTTGTAGTAGGATATGACCCGTTAAATGTTGCGTTATTTTGACATGTAAGAGCGTTAACAGTTGTTAAATTAAGTTCTGCAACTCCTGCCCTGACCTTAAACAGTGTAGAATCCATTTCTAAAACAGTAGATGCAACACCGGCAGTATTTAAATTAAATCTATAATGTCCGGTTGGTGTCGTATTTGAAAATATGAATGTTCCTATTGTATCGGAATGTTGTAGTATAGTTGATGACGTTGAACCCCCTACCGCTCTTATAGTTATAGTGTTCCAAATATTTTGATTGACGGTAAAAGCTCCGGTAGATGAATGCACGCCGTCTATCGCCTCCTGTATAGTAATACCGCCCCCAGATGCTATTAAATCCTGTACTGTCTGGTAGTTTGTGAGTTGAGTCGCTGTTGTGGCATTCGTTATGCATGTCGGTACTTGGTCGAAATATGCTGTTCCTAAAGCGTGAAACTGTCCACATTGCATTTGTCCATCACAATTTATATTTCGTTGACAGTATATATTAGCATTAACGGCCGTATATCCCCCAAATGATAAATCCGTAACTCTTAAAGTGCCGTAAATATTAGTAGGTAGAAAGTAATTATATGAAATGCTCATCGCTATATTACAATAGTATTTTAAAATTATGGAGGAACAAAAGGGAAGAACTGATTAAATCCCGTATTTGGAACGAATGGAGTGCCGTTTATGGTAAGAGTTCCCGTCATATTTATTGCAGAGCTATTTATATTCGTTGTTACTCCTCTTATATTAGTTGTCACAGTATTCGCATAATTCCCTACTGTTATAGTCGTATTATTGCATTCTAGATTTGCCCCCGCTATTGTCGTTAAAGTAGATGCTAAATTTAAACTTGTTTGGCCTGATATATTTGTAGTTGTATTCCCATTGATAACAGTATTTTCAGACCGTATATTTACGGCTGTAGCCGAATTCTCTCCTATGTTTGTTGTACATCCTAAAAAATTTCCTAATCCAAAGGTTGAGGTTCCACTGTTAAAATTCAATAATGTATTTCCTCCGTTTGTCATGCTAAATTGTCCGTTGTTTATATTCGCTGTCCCCGTTAAAGGTAATGCAGTATTAGAATTAATATTTAAAAAAGGCGTTGCCCCGTTATTCATCAAAATTTGTCCTGAATTTATAGTCGCTGTCCCTCTTAAAGGTAATGCAGTATTTGAATTAAAATTTAAAAAAGTATTTGCTGTATTTGTCATGCGAAGTTCTCCGTTCGAAATTTGTTGGTATGTGCCATCTATTAAAATAGGATTTACTGTGTTTTGAATTCCGCTCGTATGAATAGGCTCATTCAAAAAATTTACGTCGCTGTTAAAATTAGTAGTTGTAGCGGTTATGTTTAAAACTGGCGCCGAAATTTCCATAGTATCGGGAGGGATTACGCTTATAAATTCTGTTTTTGTTTGTAATGCTGTTACATCGGCATCTAATGCGCTTACATCTCCTTCTAAAACGGACACCTGTCCTTGTAATGCAATTACTTCTCCTTCTAGAGCTGTCACGCTTACAGATAATGCGGAAACTACAACATCCGTTGAAGCCGTCGCTGCGAGCGCGGTAGTTGCCAAAGCGAGAGCCGAAGTAGCAATTGGAATAGCTTCCGTGCCCCCCGGGGGTCCCTGTGGTCCGGTATCTCCTTTATCTCCTTTATTCCCTTTTGCTCCTTGTTTTCCGGTGTTTCCTTGGGGTCCTTGAGGTCCTTGGGGTCCTTGCGGTCCTTGAGGCCCTTGCGCACCAGTTGGCCCAACTTGAATATTCATCACTTGCTGAACCGTTAAAATAATACTCGGAACATCGGGACGAGTTGGGCTCGTTAATCCCGTCTCTACAAAGAGAGAAATATTTGTATTCGGAGAACTCCATGCAATTTGAAAATAATCAGTTCCATTCATCTCTAAAAACCAATTCCAAGATGCGACAAGTTGGCTCGCGTTATCGTGTATCGTAAATGTGGTGTTCGTTTGTGGGACTGCTACGCCATTTTTAACAATCCATATGTCAATATTTGCAACTGAACCCGTCGATTTTGTGACTTGGGCCGAAAACTGAATATTATAAACTCCTATATTAGTCGCTGTTATTTGCGTTCCGTTTTGTATAGAAAACCCCTGAGAGGCTGAATTGGTATTAAAACGCATTATATTTATAGAATTTGCTACGGGGTTGTTTTGCGTTGTTGTGTCAAAAGCATTTAAATAATTACCGGGCGAGCCTGCTGTTCCTGATGGTCCTACTGGTCCTTGAATACCTTGGGGTCCTTGCACGCCATCGGCCCCTTGCTCTCCTTTCGGCCCCGTCTCCAAAACAAAATCAAATATAGGTATCTCGGGGGTGCTCCCTGGGTCTAGTATAACCTCCGGGGTGCCTCCATAAGGAACGCTCTCAACTGTGCCGATTCCTATGGCTGGCGTTGCGCCCGTGTTTCCGGTAGGACCGATAACGCCATTACTCGAAAATATCGCAGAAAGACGATTAACAGAAGGTATAGCATTGCCCGAGTATGTTCTGAAATTCAATAAAGAATTTGCTGGGATGATGTACGAAATAGGCGTAAGAAGAGAAGAGAGTTCTCCCGCAAAAATTGTTATACTAATACCTGTGAAAAGGTCATTAAGATATACTTGCACTACGCTCGTTATCGACGGAGCAATGCTAACCGATAAATATAAGGTTTGTAATGTGCACGATGGCAAAATAATATCACCGAGGGACTGCCCACCCGCTCCGAAGCTCCAATTTTGCCCATTGTTTAAAGTCGTACTAAATCCGCATGTATTCTCTGCAGAGACAACGAAAAACCCGCCTGGGCCGTTTGTCTCAATTAAGTTATCGATTTGGTCTTGTATATTGCTCGTTGTTCCTAGCAAATATAAAATATTTTGTTGCGAGACTCCACTATAAAAATCCGCAGAAATTCCGGCTGTTGTTATATTTGTAGAAATTATTTCGGTAGCTGTTAAAGTAGTTGTATTTATAAGTGGCGATGTTATTATGTCGCTTTCTAAAGTGGTTGTTGTTATAGTATCCGCATTTATGACGGTAAGCTCATTGAGTTGTGTTATCATGCTATCGACCCCGTTTAATGACATATATTAATATGATATTAAAATATTATTATGCTTTTGCTTTTTTAATCTTAATTACTTTTTGTACTGGTTTCTCTTTTTGGGCTTCTGCTTGTGCTTTTGCTTCTGCTTCTGCTTTCTTCTGAGCTCTTTTCTCGCGAGCTTTGCGGTTAATTTCATCTTTTTTGGCTCTCTGTTCTTCAAATCGTTTTGCATCTGCTTCTTGTTCTTTTGCCAATTGTTCATCTTCAAAAACTGCTTTCCTCTCTTTTCTCGTTAAAGGCTTTTCGGCAATAGGCTCAATAAATTCGGGGACATCGGGCCGAGTTTGAGGGGCTACCTCTTCTATATATTCTACGTCTTCGGGTACTATTTCAGCTGGTCCTTCATCAACCTCTTCAACATACTCGGGAGCATTACGAACAGCCGGAATTTCTTCAATATATTCAGGGTCTCGTGCGATTTGCAGGCCGGATGTTGTAGTAGGTCGCACGGTATCATGTGCCATGTTATATTCCCGGCGGTCAATTTGATGAACTTGAATGGGCAGAGGCGGGGGCGCTTTGGGTATCTGCACTTTAAAAAAATCCGAAGCAATACGCGGGAACATGCTCTCTAAACCAATGCTATCTTTTGAACTGAACCCCGCCGGCTGTATATCCCGGGAAACCCGCCCCTCATTATACCCAACCGAGCGAATCGTACTACCTATATAATGCGTAGCATAGTATGATTCCCCCGCAGGTGATAAAATATTCTGCTGAACATTTCTAAACTTAATATTTCTCTCTGGGTTTGTCTTTCTCATTATAGTAGTCTAAGATTATTTTTTAATATAATATTCTTTCATCATCTGCGAGCTCGTTCCCATTTCTGAAGCTGTTTTTTTCATATCTGCTTCTGTGTCGTGTATGCTACCGAATTTATCTGATAAATAAGTTTTCCGCATTTGCGAAGAGCCTACGCCTTTCCCAAAAATAGCATTCAATTTATGCGTAAATTGTGGACTGGTTAACTGGTGGAATTTCGTATCGAAAAGAAGATAATCTGTCGGGTTAATGCTAATCCATTTCTTTAAAATAGTTAGCAATTCCTTCGGGCATTGTATGACCTGCTGGCCGTAAGTTTTCGAAGTCTTATAATTATTAAACACAAGTTGATTCTTATATAAGTAATTGTCTGCATCTGTCGACTTGTGAATTTTAAACTGAGTCCAGTCTTTCGACCGCCTGGGACTTATAAAAATACCAGAAACAAGACAAACAATAATATAATCTTGTATCTTAGAGAGAATATCTGCGGATGGGTTGACATCATATATTTTATAAAGACATGAGGCCTCGTGTTGCAATTGCTCATATTTCTCTCTTACTGTATCCGATTCAATCCAATTCTGATTTTTTGTTATTCCTTGCTTAGGTTTATTCGCCAATAATTGCCCAATCATGCTCTCGTATTCGGGTTTTCGATTAACCGCCAGAATAGCAGAAAGCTTTTGAATTTGTTGAGATATGCTTAAAGTCTTTAAATAAGGGATGACTTTCGCGGATTTGTCAAAATCGCTCACGATATTCGGAGAATCCTCAAAAATAGCCTTATGTAAATTTGTAAGTAAACTCGCATATGTTTTGACCGATGATTCCGCTATATTAGGCTTGTTCTTTTTGATAAGTTCAACAATCTCCATTTATATTATAAAGAGAGAATATTCTAAATTCAATTCTACCATAATAATTGTAAAGCTAATTGCCCTCTAATTCCGCTGTCATTTTTATGACGTATTCGGTAGAGTCTTCTTCGTTCGTTAGCAAATTCAATACCTTTCTCTTGTTTATATGTGGGAAAATCCTTATATCTTTTATCACCGATTGACGTAATATATTGCTTATTTTTGTCATAAACATCTATCTTATAATTCCCTTTGGCGGATGGCTTGATAATCAAGCCGAGTTTTTTAGCCTGCTCATAAGAATATTTTTTGATTTCATACATAGACTATAAAGAGAGAATATATTATATTGTATATTTAGGAAAACGGTTTAAATATTTTCTTTGTATATAATACAATGGTATCAGAAGCCCAGAAGCGAGCAAATCTCAAATGGCGAGAGGCAAACAAGGAGAAATATTTAGCAAAACAGCGAGAATATCAAACTAAATATTATGAGCAAAATTCGGGCAAGATTCTAGAGCATAAAAGAGAATTTTATATAAATGTACTGAAACCGCGCAAGGACGCAAAAAAACAACTACAACAACCAGAAACAATAACATATGAACCTAAGCCCGCAGGCGGTCTCTAGCCTCTCCAAAAACTAGGCTCCGAATTATACTCTGTTTTAATAGAGCATGATTCCCAATTAACCTCACAAAGTATTTCTTCAATTTTCTTCGCAAACTGCTCACGCGTTTCAATTACTTTCGCATGAACCTTAAACGGAATTCTACAATATGGGCATTTGGCCGTATGCTCCGCTTTAGCAATCGAAATTTTGCAATCGAGGCATATCTGATGCGAACACTTTAAAGAGCTTAAAAATTTAGTCTTGTCGCAAATCTCGCAGAGCATAGGCTTCACGGTTAAAGGCATTCTGTTATTATATACAAAGAAATTCTTTTTAATTACTTTCCCTAAAACTATATATTTAGGAATCTGGGAGTTGGCTTAAAAATGAAAAATAGAAACTAAGGTTTTGGGTACGAAGGGGCCATATGGCCTTCGCCTTCTTGTTGAAAATATTTTAAAAATCATATCCCCTTTATCTATTTTCTTAAATTCTATTTTTCATTTTTAAGCCAAGGTATTTCTCTCTTATATTATGTTTATAGTTTAAAAATGAATTGAAATGCAATATGCTCACAAACTTTAAAATAATATATCTTAAACTTTAACAGTAATATTTTAAAATAGAGATTCTTTAGGAACAATTGGCTTAAAAATGAAAAATAGAAAATAAGCTTTTGGGTACGCGGGGCCCATATGGCCTTTCCATAATTGTTATTTTTAAAACATTTCATAATACCCCTTTATCTATTTTCTTAAATTCTATTTTTCATTTTTAAGCCAAAGTATTTAGGAATATTTCTATTTAAAGATTTTATTTTCTTTTGTTATATAAATGGAAACGACAATGACAAAATCCGAAATAGCCAAAATGAAGAAAGCTGAACGAAACGCCAAAGCCTACCAAGCAAACAAAGAGAAATTAGCTCTTGAATACGAAGCAAACAAGCAAAAAATAGCAGAACAAAATGCTCAGAAGAAAGATGAGATTTCTTTTAAGAATAAAGAATCATATGAGAAGAATAAAGAAGTAATAGCCGATAAATACCAGAACAACAAGAAACAAATTAAAAAAGTACGCGAAAAGAAAATAGAAGCCATGAGCCACAAAGAAACAGATGAGTTTAAAGAAAAGAACTGTGAGTATGCTCGCGAATACTATGAAAAGAATAAAGATATGATTAAAGAAAAGCAAGAAGAGAGAGAAATTGCGAAAGCTCTTGCAAACAGAGGAAACCAATTACACCATCGAAGAGAAGCTATAAAAAATAATAAAAAAGACCCTTTATTGTATCCACATAATCCCGAAACATATATTGCACCACCAAAAAAAACGCGTGTACACAAGCCAAAGAATAACGAGGAGAATGTAATAATTTGCAAAGTCCAAGAAATTGAAAAAGTAATCCCCGAGCCAACTCCAACCAAAAAATCAAATGTCAAAGTTAATGTTAAAATCAAGCCAAAGCCTGCCCCAAAGCCTTCACAAGAACCCGCCCCCGTCCTGCCTATTGCTACGGAAACCAGCTCAAGCCCGCGCATTTTAACATACTACGACGACGACCTCGATGAGGATATTTCGTTTGAAGAGATGACGGATGAAGAGCGATTTTGCATACCTCGAGATGAAGAACATGCTCAAAGACAACGAGAATATAAGTTCAAGTTTTTAAAATACAGACAATACGAACAGTTTAAGGCTCTAGAGATAATGAGACAACAACACGAGTAGGATAATAAAGCATAATAACATTGAATTACTTTTATATATTCGCCAGATTCCTAATATATAAAAAAAACAATATAAAAAGAATTTCTTTAGGTATAATAAGATGGACGAACTCAATGCGAATCAACAACGAAGAGCCCGCGCGGTTGAGAAGTATAGCGAATTTATTGAGAGGCTTATCGAGCCAGTTGATGGCAAATCTCCAAAAGGTATTAAATTCAGAAAATGGGCAAGAGGTAGACTTATTTTAGGAGCTTCGAAAGTCTTCCAAAATGAAAATGAAGAATATGAATATGTTTCTAAGCCAGGCCGAGGAATGTGGGATTTGGACCAACTACAAATAACAGCAGGAGACGACATAATAACAATGCACAATTTAGCTATGGAATACGGGGCATATGATTATTAGAATTTTTATATATTCAAAAAATCGCATTTCTGAATATATTATTATCTGTTTTAAGCTTTCAACAATTTGGCGGTGGCTTTCGCTTGTGCCTTTTCGGCCTTCTTTATTGCTCTAGCCGTGAGTTTAGATTCAACCAGAGCGAGGCGCTTTGCAACGCCCTCAGCTTTCTTCTGCTCTTTCATCATCTGTTTCTCGTCTGCTCTCAATTTTTTGAGAGCTAATTTAGCAGTAGCCCCGCCATCAGAAGAGGAAGATTTGGGAGCACGAGGCGCAGGAGCCTTTTTAACGTATCCCGTACGAATATCCGGGTCAGAAAGAGCGGATGCGTATGTAATCCCCCTAGATTGCGCAAATTGTCGAACGTGTGTAATCCATGAATTGGCCATTTGTATATTGCCTAAATATTTTAATTTTTTGTAATAGCTTCTTCATAATTTTCAAAAGCTTTCCCCAATTTGCGATTCAAAGCCCATGTTTTTTTATAACCGGCATGATTCTCGCACCATTTAGCGTGATAATCTTTATGGTCATCTCGCCACTGCTTTTGGTAAGCCTTGCGCTCTCCCTCAGTCAAAAGCTTTCGATTTATGCACGTAGTCGCGCAAATAACCTCATATTCGCGAGCAAAAAGCTCTTCAACGCTATTACAAGGGAAGTTCTCAATAAGTAATATAATATAATTACCTCCTTCAATAATTTTCTTGCTTCTGGCTCGGTTCGTCTTTGCCTTGTGTCCTGCGAGTCTTTTACAAAGAGGCTGACACGTCGACCCTACATATATCATGCCAGTATTTAAACAAACTAATTTATATATTTTTGCATCCTGATAATTCGGCATATATACTATTACTAAAGAGATTAAATTACTTTATTTTGCCGATTTTCTATTTTTCTCTCTTCTCTTCGATAGTTAACATGTTGAAATTTTTGAAGGCCTTATTGTTTACGGTGTCGATATCGAGATGATTATACGGCGCATCATAAATATAATCGTATAATTGCGTTGTCCTTGTTTTTGGCAATCCGAGCAAATCCTCACAAATTCCCCCGAATTCTACTAAACTCTTAGGCTTCCATATCGATATATTCGTGAGCTGTTTTCGCAACATAAGCGGTAAGTATTTATAACTTTGTAGAGTGATAATAACGGCAAGTTTGAGATGTCTCAATTTAATGCACATCTTGTTGAGTTTCTTTTGTATGGCCTTGTCTTTTAGAGCATCCGCGAAGTCATCGATTATGAGACATGAATATTTTGGCTCTTCTTCCTCTTCTTCTTCCTCTTCTTCTGAATCGCCTTCGAATGCTTTTGTCTTTTTGATTTCCTTTTTAGCGGGTTGTGAATCGGCGAGCTCGCTATAAATTTCATCGAGCAGTTCACATGTCAACTCATGATATACTTTATCATGGTCTGCGAAAATGTGATTTTCCACAGATTGAAACGATATAGCAGGGCAAAGATAATAAATATTATCAAAAACCCCTCGGTAATATAATTTACTTTTAAACATCGACATTAAGAGAGAAGACTTCCCGCTACCGCCGGAGCCCGTCATAGCATAAAAAAAGCCGTTTCTGTGAGGTATCGCCTTGTTATGCTCTAGTCCAGGGATGATAATTTTTTGTATTTCCTTAACAGGCTTTAGGTCCTTTACATTATGAAATGGGTTCGGAGTTTCTATAATATTTAGCATATACGATATAAAGAGAGAAAAATAATATTACTAAATAGTAATATGGATATTGCGCAAGATATCGAGCTTTTAGCAATGGGACTTATCCCAGCTAAATTTAATTATGACGTGAAGAAAACCGAGAGCATAGACTGGCGGAAATTAGAATATAATTCTCGGTATAAGAACCCCGATTTTTATTATAATAAGCTACCGAAAGCAGTTCGAAATTTGCCCGGTCTTTATGAGCATTGCGAGAAATTGGCATCATATAACGTCTCCCCTTTAGAGAGTCTACTACAACTCGAGAGCGGAACAAGAGACGCGAAAGGCGTTCTTTATGATGCTTAATTTACTTAGTATATACCGGAATTTATTCTCTAAAGCTTTAATATAGGAAGAATGGAACCTTTATTGGATGAAACCCCGGCCGACGCCGTCCCGCTTACCAAGCCAAAAAAAATAGTGTCGCAGAAGCAACTCGAGAGCATGAAAGCAGGCAGAGAAATTTTGAAAAAAAAGCGCGAATTAGCGAAGGCTCAGAAAGTACTCGAAGCGAATGAAATTCTCTCAAAATATAGCAAGAGCATACCCGAGTCAGAAAAGGAAGAAAAAGAAATCAAACTTGAACCCGTAAAAATCCAGATAGACGAGAAGCCGATAAAGAAAGAGAAGAAGGCAAAACTTCCCCCGCTAAAAATTCCGGAGGTAGAGTCAGAATCCGACTCTGAACCAGAGCAAGAAGTTATTATAATGAAGAAGAAAAAGAAACCAAAACCCCCCAAAATTACATATAAATATATATCAGATTCTGATTCAAGCGATAGCGACGCGCCACCCCCACCCCCAGCAAAAAAACAAATCGAAAAGCCAGCGCGTGCAGTCGTAAACCAGAAACAAATACGCCAGCCTGCGCCATCGATATTTTGTGATTAATTCATATAAAGATATTCGTATGAATTAATAAATATGACAGAAACAACCCGACGATATACGAGCGAAGAACAAGAACAAAAACGAAAATATTATATTCAAAATAAAAAGCAAATACAAGAGAGAAAGGCCGAAAAGATTACATGCGAATGTGGGAGCGTATATGCAAGGGGGACACAAGCAAGACATTTTAAAACACAAGTTCATATAACAGCGACAAAATAAAGAGAGAAATGTAAATAAGAGTCTACGTCCAAAAAGGCCCAGGAGGCTTAAAAATTAAAAATTAAATACCAATTTTGAAAATAGAAAATTATAAAAATATTCTCTCTTAAAAATTGAAAATAAAATTTGAAATCTGAAATTGAAATCTGAAATTGAAATCTGAAATTTGTGTTGAACCGCGTGTTGTCGTGTTCGACACACGAGCGAACTTTTTGCATGTTGGGGTGCGCGGTTAATGCGCGGTGGGTGCGCGGTTAATGCGTGTTGTGCGCTAACGCGCTGGCGGACTCCGTTAGGTCGGTAAATTTACGCTAGTTAGAGGGGCTATCGATTTCAAATACTAAAAGCTA